ATTGTTTCCACCTCCTCTCTTTAGGGAACGCTTAATCTGCAAATATCCAATCTTCTGCCAGCATATCTGCCTGGGATGCAAGCCATCCCATCTGAACTCCAGATGTTCCGCAAAATGCGATCGCCATATTCCCAACGGCTTCATGTTCGCAGTTTACAATTTCGCCCTGACCTGTCTTATAAGAGATTCCGGTTGCAAGTTGGATGTAATGTTTCTTTCCGTTCCATCCTTTTCGTGCAACTTTCATTCCCCTTTTCAGGTACTTGATAGCCTCCGAGAACGAGAATAAAGCCTCTCCTCCAAGTTCCGGACAATTCTTACCATCCGCAAGAACCCATTCATCCGTTGCGATGTTTCCGAATGTGTAATCCGGAATCTGTGTCTCACGGATGTCCATATCAACGCCATCTTTTGTGTGCATGATGATTGTCTGTTTTTCCTTTGACCAGTACCAATAGCCAGCCCATGACGGCAGTTTTACCTTTTCTCCACGTTTCATCAATGCAAATGCTTTACTAAAATTCATGTGTGATTCCTCCTAATTTGATTTTTTATTCGCCCATACAGCCTTTTGAGCTGTGGATCTTCCAAAATTGACAATCTTCCCGTTGCTATCCTTGTACGCTACCACTTGGGTTCTGGCACTGTCGTAGTTCCGGTTGGTGTCATTACAGAAGTTTTTCAACTCCCTTTCTTTCTTTTTCAGCTTCACGCTCTCCGATGTGAAATCCTCCTGGATGCACTGGATCTGTGCTTCGCTTCGTGATTCCTGCATTGCCGCATCGTAGCTGGAAAGAATACGTTTGATCTCTCGGATCTCTCTTTCATACGCTCTCTGAATCTGTGAACACTCATAATCTGTCAGCATATCGCCGTTGTATGAGTATTTCGCCCGGTCATATTCTGCCAGCCTCTCTTTTGAGTATGCCGGGCTTGATATTCCCGGCCAGTATGGATAGAAGCTGTGTCGGCAATTCCACCCACATAGTCCAGCTCCGGATCCGTATCCGGTAGAATCTACGAAATTCGGGTAATCTGGAGACGATCCGTGAATCTTAAAAACCCTCCCTTGCCACTCGGCATGAGAAGGTCTGGCTCCGGCATGGGCTGTGGTTTCGTAATATTCCACATCCATGTCCTCAGCGTATAACTCTGTCAGTTTTCCGGCTGTCTGATTCAGTCCGGTTAATACAGATCTCCGGATCGCTACGTCAAGCTGTGATCTGTTCCCTTTCCCGTACAACACGTACCCACCATCTTTAGCAGCTTGTTTGATTGCCTCTCTGATCGCCTCATAGTACGAAAATCCGCCAGAAGTTACTTTCATGTAGGCAAGGTTGGTTGCCTCCAGATATAAGCCTCCTGTGGTGGATCCGGTTGTCATTGTCAGTATATTGCCATTCGTCTTTGCAATGGCAGCCTCTAACACCTGGTTCATTGCCGGAGATAATTTCAGGTCGATATCATAACCAGCTTTCAGAAGTGGTTGTGCATCATATCGCACCCCGGTTCGTGCAGAATCCCGGAAAAGTCTTTTTACCTCATTCTGTGACTTTCCGGATATCCTGGCAACGTCCTTCACGATATCCTGCATCAGTTCTCCATTCTCTCTGAGCTGTTTTACCTGCCATTTCGCACTATCCGTCATTTTTCCGGTCTTTACAATCCTACGGGCAATATCTTCCGCAATGGACTGATTCAGTGCGTCATACATGCCAAGCAGATAATCAGTGCATGAGTTCAGATACTCTGGTGTCAGCATGTGCCATTTTCCTGATCTTCCGGATCATTCCGGATATGGTAAAAAGGGCATGTCCTTTTTATTTCATCCGTGCACTCTGGTGGATCTGTTTCACAGTCCCGGCACTGGTGGACGGACATAAGAAAATCCGGAACATTGTCCGGACTACCTATCATTGCCATATTCTCCTCCTACTCTTCCGGCGGATATGTGTTTTCCTCCGGGATGTATTCTTTTGCTTCCTCCTCGGTACAACCGAAGTACCACGCATAGAATTTCTCAATCTTTAATTTGCCAGCAAGCACCATGGACCATCGTCTCTGATACTCAACCTCAGTATCTTCCAGAACGCCATCCCCCCAGGAGCACAGCTTCTGGATCTCTCCAGCCGGAGTGATTCCGTACAGATCGCATAGCGTGTTCATAATTTCAATCAGACTATTTAATCCATTATCCCAGGCTTTCTGCATGTTGCTGACCGTTGTATAGGATCTCTGTTTTGACGCCTTGATCTCTGTAGCTGTCTTGTCAACCTGGTTCGGGTTGGATAATGTCCCGTATGCGAGCCCACACAAAAACTCTACTCTCCTGAGTAATTCATCTAGCCCCTTGAACATGGAACTATCCCGGATATCTGGGCTGTAAGGCTGGATCATAGCGTTATTGTTCTTTCCCTCCATATCGTAGGTACGGAACAATCGCTCACGTCCTCTCGGAAGGATCGGCTGTGCGTTCTTGTCAATATCGAAGATATCTTGTGATGCATCAATAGCAGCCTCTTTTGCTTCGTACTCCCAAAGGATCCGGGAATACTGGATATCTGCCTCCTGGATCACTTCAACTGCTCTGGAATAGGACGATGCTCCCAGTGGGGAATGAGGATCAATGTTGTTCGCTCTCGGAACCTTTACATACAAAAAGAACGGTCTTTCGATCCCGTCCATTTCCGTTACCGGCTCCAGTCCAGCCCATTCTTCGATTGTCTCCAATGGAACCTCCTGCATGAATGGGTGCTCCACGCTGATCTGATCGTCCTCGGTTGTCATCGTGTTTAGCCTCTCAGATCTGTATGCCTTATTTACTACTGTGTAGTGATCCCCCTCCAGGTTGTGATGCTCCAGGCGTGTATAGAGGTAATCTCCAACACGTTTAGAATCAATAAAGACAGCTCCCGTGATCTCTTTGTTGCTGTTGAATGCTGTTGGATAGAATCTGTTCGCCTGAATAAAATCCAACTGGATCTTGTCTGGCTTCCC